GTAGGTCTCGCTCTTGTAGATTGGGTAATAGGCGGTTTATTTTGACCTTCTTCCCATTCCTTGCTTCGCAGTGCTTGTCGCACCTCCTCAAGTTCTTCCATAAAATCGGGGTCTGCTTCCTGTTCTTCGTCTGACATACTGTCATATTGTTGTGCCAATGGTCTATACACATCTTTGAGTTCATCGGTAGTCATATTAGCGTAGGTATTCGGTTCACTCCTTTCTGCGCCTTCTGTGAAATAATTTTCCGCTTCTTCACCCAATTGTCTTGCCATTTCATTCAACTGTGATTTTTCTTCTTGGGCCTGCTGTTCTTTTTCTTCGGCTGGCCTTAGATGTTCTCCTAATTCGTCCGCGGCAGTGCCCCCGCTACCGGTAATTTCTCTCCATGCTGACTCAAGGCTGGGTTCCGGCTCTTCTTCTTCTTCGTACCCGTGCGGTACTTCGGGCCTATTTAGGTCTCTAAATGTTCTTGGGGGTCGCAGTTTTTCCGTGAAACGCTGGCCGTAGTCGCCGCGCCTGTTTATGCGTGTTAAAGTAGTAGTATCGTCTCGCATCTCCGGTTCTAATTCGTGTGGGTCGGGCATTTCAGCGCCTTCGCCAGCGAGTGCTTCATCGCGTTCAAATAGTTCTAATTCCGGCCTCTTGTCTTTTTTACCGGGTGGCCTGCCGTAGGCACCGGATGCTCCACCTTCATAGACAGGGTCCATCGCGTCCTTTGTTTCGTCAAACAATCTTTGCCATTCTTCACCCTCCAAAAACCCGCTGTCGCTCTGCGCATGCGCATCACGCCATTTTTGTTCCGCATCATGAAAGTCATCCGCTATCTTATTTTGCTCGTCTATATCACTACTGAACTCCGGCGGCATCGTGCCTTCCAAGCCTTCTATCCCACCGGTACGCGCTGCTTGACCCCTATGGCGCTTACGCGCAGGGTGCGTAAGAGGTAGGTGACTCGTAGGGAATCGTTCTTTCTCACCCTCTTCGGGTGGGTCCGGCCACGCTTTCAATAATTGCCAAGCAGCGTCTATCGGGTTCACTGACTCTCCTCCGGTGGTAATCCGTGAGCCGTTCGCATTTGATTAAGCATAGCGGTATGACATTCTTCACAGATATTATCACCGTGCCATTCGTCTACGGCGGGATTCACACGACATAAATCGCATACAGGGCCTTCCATCCGACTCTGCTGTCTTTGTCGCTCTTGTTCTTGTTGTAAATTACGCCACATAGAAGCCTGCTCATCGGCTCTACTCTTGTCTTCTTCATTACCCCTATACGCTTGCTTAAGGAATACCCACGCTTTCTCTAACGGGAAAGAACGATTGAGCGCTTCACGATGCACAGCGCAAAACTTCTCGTTCTGAGCGCACGCTGAATTACAACCCGATACTGTGCAGGTTTCCCACCCTTCGTTCATTGAGCATCCCTCACCACTCCGAGGTTATAATCCATTGGTTTGTTACACGCGCCACAGCGCTCAAGCCAACAAAAATGTAGCATACCACAAGACCCGCAACGAGTACCGCTACCGATGTCAAGGACATCACGCGCGTTACGCGTACGAATGTTTTGCTTCTGTATGATTCCCGCGAGTGGGTCTTCCGGTGCGGTAACGCTACCTGCGCCGATTGATTCAGCCATACGCCAGCCTTTTTTTTCCATACGCGAGAGGTCGTCAACAGTATAGTTGGACATCTATCCACCTCAAGCGAGTGTAGCCACCGTATAGACAATTTCGCCGCGAACTATATTCATTTCAATAATAGTATCCGCACTCGGGGCAACACCTGTGTTCAGCATCTGACCGTAAAGTGGCGCTGCTGAGTCTTCAACATATAGAATCTCGTTATCGGCTACAGCGACAGTAATCCCTGCCCCAATAGTGACAGCGGCTGCACCAATAGCGGTACAGACACCTAATCGTGTGTAGTTCGCGCCTTTATCGGTTTTCTTTACCCAAATGACATCACCAACAGTGATAACATCACGCGCGTCTCCTGTAGTATAATCATCATCTACAGTCATCGCGCCGGCTTCGGCGGCTGCATAGCCGGCACCGTTATTGATTTGGATACCCGAATCGTAAGGCCCGTGAGGGGAAAAACGAAATGTCCATACTCTTCTGACCACGAGGTCTCACCCCGCATCAGCGCTTACCTAAAGCCCACCATGTACCGTCAAGACCTGCTGCGGTAACTAATGTAAGTGTTGAGTTGACCGCTATGTCAATCTCAGTATCAGTCAGACCCGCAGCACTACCATTCGCACCGGCGGCTACAGCCTTTGAGAGATGAGTAGCCAACGCTATATCTCCACCGGTTGTTACACCAGTATTCGTAAATGTTCCAGTCATGAGCAACAAATTGCCCAGTACGCTCGGTCGTTCGTCTATTGTAAATGTAAATACCATTATTCAGTCACCTCAGCCTCTTGTAGGTCTGCTTCGCCCTCTACGAGGGCGGTCTCATTCATAACCTCTTCTGTTAAAACAACCTCTTCGGTCTCTTCCGCGACCTCTTCTGTTTCTTCTTCTGAACTTATACCGAGTGTATCGCGCACGCTACTCAAGAGTTGTGCTTTAGTCAAGCCCGCGCGCACTCTTACATCATGTAGAGTAAGCCAATCATAGAGTTGTTGCCGCGTCCATTTTGTGTCCGGTTGTCCATCACCGTCTAAATCTACTAACTCATTCGCGTCACTTCCCACGACAAAGTCGGGGTCGTTAGTAATTTTACGGCGGTTAGACTCAAGCCATTCTTGGGTAACCTCTTGTGAGATACCACGAGTGAATGTCCCGAAGGCTGCGCGCTTAGTGGGCCAACGCCCACGATATGTTACGGTTGGCATTTAACCACCTTAACCGCATATCATCCAAATCTGTGTAGCAGCGACTGTTACATCACTGATACCGCCCGGATAAGTAAGGGTCAAAGTGTTATTGACTCCGGTAGTACCGGTGTCGCTAAGTGCGCCTCGCACACCACCACCGAGACCGGTAGTACTGTGGTCTAATGTACCTGCACTGCCGAGCATGTAAGCCACGATTTGTGTTGCTTCGCCCGATACTTGTAGAGAGATTGCTGCTGCCTTATAGTTAGCAGCAGCCAATTCTCCACAAAGTAGTTTCAAGCCCGCTACATTTGTTCTGTCAGTCTGCGCCGGTTCAAATGCAGTCAATGCACCCGGATAATCGCTACCTTGCCACAGTGTGCCATCTTCCGGTGACCCTGCGTATAGGTCTAATTCAAGACTGACGGTAAAACCAGTCGCCCCTGCTCCTCTTGTTATTGTTATTGCCATAATTAATCAACTCCTATTTCTCCTATGTCTCCAACCTCATGTAAGGTCACGAATACTCCCTTGTGCTCCAAAGAAAGAACACCACATTTCGCCCATCGTTCTATACAATCCTTCCTGTCCGAGGCGGTTGATAGCGAACGGGTCGCCAGTTTCAATTCCGCTCTCAAAGTACTGAGTCGGTATCGCTGTTTGGAACCATAGGTAGTCTGTATCAAGATAATAGATACGACTACTACCGTCTGCTGTAACATCTTTGCTTGGGATGATTGGCACACCGTTGTAGGTAGCCACGATGAATCCGGCTTCTATACCGGGTACACCTTTCACACCGCTGTATGATGGAGTAACTCTCTTTGTTTCCATGAATCGCTGTTGGGTCTGTAATAACTGCTGGATATTCATTAGTGTATCATAGCCAGTTAGGATAACCTTTGGATTACCACCACGAGTCCATACTTGCTGGAAGATGGTGTCAAGGAAATCAAGACTTAGCGCGCGGTTGGTGCTTGTTGCATCAACGCTAACTTCTGCACTGTGGAAATCTGCGGTACCGTTACGAGTAATTGAATACATATCGTGGTCGGTAAGAGCGCTTACATGCACACCGGCAGTCATATTGTCCGGGTCTGATGTAATTCGGTCAAGTGATTCAAAGTCGTTTGCTGCTGGTGTATCAACATCAGTTGTTAGCATTCGGTTGATATGGTCTGCGTGATGCTTACCCATCTCTTCCTTCAATACTTGTCGGACATCGCCCATTCCGTCATCCTTGTCGGATAGGAACATAGCAACCTCTGATAGGTCAAAGGTGTGCGCGACAGTCTTCGGCTTTGCAGCCACATGTAGGAAATCGGGTTTGGTAGTCTCCGGTAGGGTTGCGTTTTCAGCAACACCGCCGCCCTTAGTGAAGGACGCCTTAGAGGTAATGATTCTCCAACCACTCTTTTCCCACGGTTTCTTAGGTAGAATACTAAACGCATTGAACTCTTGGTTCAACTGAGACCAAACCTTTCGGCCGTAAATTGCTTGGTAAGAACCAGCAGTAGTACTCATTAGCGGTGCATCCGCTTTGAGTATATCCCCGCTACTGTATGTATATCCAGTTAGCGCTGTTCCACCGTAGTAATACCGTTCCATGTCTTGAATTGTGCGTACATAATCTCTTGCCATACTTATTCACCTCCTCGTAGTGCGCCAGCAGCGAGTCTGTGGACATCATCCCAACTCATATCTGCAAGTGCGTCACTTGAAGGAACTTCAACAAGAGCGCGGGATGCACTCTTAGTAATTGTCTCACCGGCTTCGCCGCTGGACAGGTTGTTAATACGCTCATTTAGCGCGATAACTGCTTTTTGTATGTCTTCTAATGGCTTACGAGAGTCAAATGACTGTCGTGCTTCCTCATTAGATTTCTGAGTCATCTCGGAAGTGTAGCGTTCATCAAACGCGCCACCGAGTTCTCCTTTGAACTCTTGTTCCGCGCGTGCTGCCTTGTAGACTGCATAAGCCTCTTCAAGTTGCGCGCCGCTGACATTCTCCTTGATTACGAACTTGCTACCAGTAGGTGCTGGGTCTGCGCTTGCGCGGATTGCGAACTTGTTGCCGCTTCCACCGCTACCGAAATCCATCTTTGGACGCTTTTTGGAATCTTCCTCACCTGCGCCTTCAAGAGAACCTTGTCCGCGATGGTCAAAGCCGGATTCTCCGGGGCCGTAGCCCTTTTCAAACTGACTTCGCGCCTTGTTAGTGTCATAGCCAGCGCCTTTCACGGTGCTCTCTAACCACTGCAAGTACTCGGTGCTGATAACATCATCAAATCCTTTTTCAACTTCTTCATCAGAATAAGCCATCTTTTCTTTGTCATCCCCCCCATCATCGCTGTCTTTCTTTTCGTCTTTCTTTTCGTCTTTCTTCTTGTCGTCTTTGCTGTCCTTCTTGTCGCCGAACGGGAACCCACCCTTGTCGTCTCCATCAGACTCAGCATCGTCAAGTTTCTTTGACAATCGTTCCAATACATCATGTAACTGTGTTACTACTTCTGTTTCTGTCATTTTTTCATCGTCCTGTTTTAGTATTCTGAATTGTGCTTCCGGGTTTATTCCTTTCTCGCATATTGTTACTTCATGCAACTCCATGCGCCGGATTTCCCGGTAACTGCCTCGCTCCTTGCTGCTTTTGCTGACTCGCTCAAATGCTTGTCCGCCGATACTGAAAGACTTAAGATTGCCTTTTCGCACCTCGGATGCAACTTCGCGAGCCTTTTCAATGTCATTCCGTAGTCTAATGACAACGAACATGCCGCTGTCGTCAACTTCGGATTTCCATAAGCGCCCGGAGGAATCTGTGTATTCGGGGACAACTTCCCCGACTTGTATATTGGAGTGCGCGAGTTGTACATTTCTGCATTGTGCGTTATCCATGAACTTGTGGAACGCTTCATTAAGCGCGCCTGTGGTAATGAGGTCTCCTTGTTTATCAACGAGTTCAACGCTTGCGTATCCGGCGACAATGAGGTCATCTCCAATCCCCTTAATGAGGAGGGGTGATGATTGGCTTGATAGGACTGCACTCGCGACCACTGGCTCACCCCACGCGAAGTTATGGTATTTAATCCGCGCGCAACTCTAACACTGCCTCTTCATCGGTGATACTAAGCCTCGCTTTTTCACCTTCTTCTGTTGTAATAC